TCTTTTTTTGTCATCTTAAATCCTCCAAAATCTGACCAGTGGGGGGAGATTGTCTCCCCCTTTGGCTCTTATTAATCTTCGTAATCCTTTAAAGCTTCACTAATTGCTTGGCTCAATAGATAACATCTAATAGTAACATCCATCCATTCCCATTCTTCATCAACAAATTTTTCGCCTAAAATGTCCATACATCCAAACTCTTGGCAAGCTTCTTTTAATAAGTCGATGTTGTCAACAACGCACTCTTTCGCTCTTGCACTATTGCAAAAGTATGAGCCACTCGCATTGCCTGTTACACTATCTGAAACCCACATATCATCGTATAAAGTTTGCTCAAATTCTTGTCTTTCATCTTGGCTCATAATAGATAAGTCAATACCATCTTCAAAATTCTCTTGTAAGTACTCCTTAACATCCCAAGTCATTCTCTCTAAATAATTATATTTTATCATCTTAAATCCTCCTAAATTGCTTTTACAAAATCCATTATTTTAGTATTATTATTTAATTGTATATATATAATATTATCTTCTATATATTGATTTATAATATCATCTTGATTGATGATTTTTTCAATCTCTTTGTTAAGTCTTGGGGGTATATCATAGCAAGTATTACCCCCATTAAAACAAACATAATATATCTTTTTCATTTTAATCTCCTAAAGCGTTGTTTTCATCAACCCATTTTATAAATTCATTATCTTTTAAAATTACATTTTCAAAATAATCTTTGTCATCTTGATTATGTGTTATAAATTCACCTTTAAAATAATATTGATAAGTTTCAACAATAGTGTTGTTATTATCGTTATAAAAAACATCTCTTAATTTTTCAATAGTTGTCATTGTATCAAATCTCCTTTGCTCTCACTTTATAGCGTGTATAATTCGCCTCTTATATTTTTTAATTTATGGGCGTAGTTATCCCATAATAAAAGCCTTATATAGTATATAGTATCTCTTGTATATATTATATAAATGATATGATTTAACACCCTTTTTTTATATATCTAGTTTTCAAAGACCTATGTTTCAACCTTTCAAACTCCTTTCAATTTTGATAGGTTTGTGCCTTATTCCTTAAGACACCTATAATATACACGATTTAAAACAATAATGCAATACCTTTTTTTAAATTTTTTTAATTTTTTTAAACTTTTTTATTTTTGGGCTATTTTAAAGGCTTTTTTTAGTTCTATGAACTTGATTAGTGGAGCAAGCCTGGCTGATGGTTTTAAAAACTAGATGAGCAAATTTTAGAAACCACATGAAAAGCTAAAGTTCTGAAATAGTATAAAATATGAGTAAATATAATAAAGAGTATTAGTATATATAATATTAATATCTGTATATGTAGTATTAAATACTAGATGTAGTCATTTTTGAAATTTCGCATTTTTCAAGGGTAGGATGTATATTTTATCATCCTTTAAAAAGAAATGCGTTAAAACGCAAATAAACGCAAATTTGACCATTTTTAAGAGTTTTATTGATATAGTAGTGATTAATTACATAGTAAAGGTATATTGTTGATAATAATATATCATTACATAGTATATATATTAAGTATAAACATATTATATATAATATATAGTAATTGCAAATGATTTGCATTTGCATTTTGCACTTGAGAATTGAGAGTGCCAAAGATTAGACAAGGAGAATGGGCGAAACTTGAGAAAATGTAAAGCATACTTTACAAAGTATATAAAAGTAAACTTTTTTAAACTCGATTTAATGGCTTAAAGTGTAAAAAATGCTTTAGGTAAGGCATTATTTGATATTTTAGGGGGATACCCCTATTTTTTAAGAAAATCACCATCTGGCAGGCTACCCACCCAAATATATTTGTAATCTCCTATTGACAATGTAAACACGATAATGTAGAATGTATATGTAAACACGAAAGGAATGACAAAATGAGAAATACAGAACATTTATACACAAAGCCAAGTGGTGCATGGTTAGAGGTATTGAACACTTATCGTAAGAGGTTTACGAGGAAAAATATCACACCAGAATATCGCAGGGTATTGAAGGAGGATTTTTACAATTTCAAGTCAGAGTTCAAGGAAGAATATATTGACTGGTGTTGGGGATATGTAGCATTGGGAAAATTTGGGATGTAAGGAGCGTTTGATAGTTATTGTGAAGAACGATATGAAAAGGAGAAAAAGCAAAATGAAAGCTAATGAGCAAATGAGCTATGTTGAACTGTTGGAATTTATGAAAGAAATGGCAGAGCAAGGATATGTAGCAGATAACTTCAAATCTAATGATTGGCTAAATGGTGGGGTAGGATTTACAAATGATGAAAAGAATATATTTGTGTTATGCTTTTTTGACACTAGCTCGATGACAATTTATCCAAGCGTGCCTGCAATGGGCAAATATAAAGAAGAATTTGACTGTCATTTAGACCAATTTGAGCAAGTTAGAAAAGAAATCAATAATGCCTATGAACATTTATTTAGCGAATATGAGAGATTAAAGGCAAAATATAGCGAAATGTTTGAGAACATTAAGATGATTAAGTAAATTAGGAGAATAAAAATGAAATTATTATTATATTGCTGTAAGAATAATAAGAAAAAACTGATTAAGAAAGACCAAGTAGTTTTTGGTAAAAGAAAGATTGAATACATTTATGATAGATTTCTATTAGGCAACGAACAAGCATTAAACGGCAAAATCGTTGCTGAATGTGATTATGAAGTTGAAGAAATAGAGCATTATGTCCATTATGAACCTGAAGTAAATGTTGGAATAGCAGTTTTACCAGAGTTTGAATGTGATGCTTATTCAACTGAAACATTATGCCATTTTAAATTAGTAGAGAAAAGTTGTTTATATAATGACCAATTAGATGGTTATTTAAAAGGTAAAAATGGCTATGCAATCCATATCAAGAACTTGCATATATTTGGTGAGCCAAAGGAATTAAGTGATTATTGTGTTTTAATACCTATAACCAAAGCACCACAAAATATGATGTATGTATATGATGAAAACAGTGATAATCCTAATGAAAAGAAAGTCTTAATTAGCATAAGACCCGAATGGTTATGTAAAATCCTAAATGGAGGAAAGACAATAGAAGTTAGAAGAAAAGTCTTAAAGGAGATGTTGAAATAATGAAAAAAACAAGAGTAAAGTTATTTAGATGTGGCGAATACGAATTAGAAAATAAAATAAATAAATGGCTAGAAGAACATAATGTAGAAGTGGTTGATATAAAATTAAGTATAGAAAAAGCAGGAGAAAGGGCTTTAATTATTTATAAGGTGGAAGAATAATGGATAAAGAAATTGAAGACACATTAGAATATTTTAAAAAACAATGTTTAGGCAACATGGATATATTTAAATCTCAATTTGGAGAAGATAGTGTGGGTTATATCTTTAACAATGAATTATTAAGAAATTTAAACTCTATCAAACAAGCTTTAACAACCAAGAGTAAAAAGGAACAGGCTTTTGATATTATAAAAGAAAAGAATGTCAACATAGGAATTGTAAATGTAGTAGGTAGTTTAGAGCAATATAATCAAACTTATGTTTATGATAATATGTTAAATGTTAAATGGTGCTTAACCGAAGAAGAATTTGATTTGTTAAAGGAAGTGTTGAAGAATGAGTAAAGGATTAGAAAAATTATATAGATTAGAAACAGCTTTTCCGTTGAATAATAGGGGACAAAGCGTATATAGAGAATATACAAATAGCGTTACACCTTATTATGAAGATTTTAATGTTGTCGAAAAAGAATTAAAGGCTTTTGATATTATAAAAGAAAATTTTGATATAGAAGTTATTGTTATTAATGATTACTGTTATATCGAGATTACAAGTAAAATATGTGAAATGTCAAAAACACAAAGAGCAATAAAGATAAATCCCGAAAATAAGAATAAAGTTGAAGCATTAAAAGAGGTATTGAAAAATGATAATCCACAAGAATAGAATAACAATAATTTTAGAAGAAGATGAAATCAACGCATTTAACAATGTAATAGAATTTGCGTTAGATTTGGACGCTAAAGAACATTCAATGACTGAAAGCGAAAGAAAACTAGCAAAAAAATTAGATGAAATTAGCAACGAGTTTTATGATTAAGGAGATGTTATAATGAAAGGATTAAAAGCATTAAAAGAGGTATTGGGAAATGACTAATGAAGAAATGTTAAAATTAGATTTAGAAAGAGCCGTTAAGGAATTGGAACTTGATGGCTCAAACACAAAGCAAAAAGTTAAGTATTTGCTAGAAGAATGTTTGGAAGTATATTTCAAACCAAAGAAGTATTTGACTTTTAATGAAGCTATAAAAGAATTTGAAGCCGACAAAGTTTATAAAGTGAAACTAAATGAGAGCGATTATATAGTGTTTAAGCGATTAAATTCGTTTGGCGATAAGGAAATAATTTTAGAATCAGATGGTGGTTGTTATAAGTTTAATGAATTTTTGAGTGGCGATAAGCAATTTTTCAACGATTTACATTTAGAATTAGTGGAGGAATAATAAAATGGCAGGTTTAAAAATAAAAGGAATAATTGGAAGAATATTTAGAAAGAAAGTTGATTTAAGAGATAAAAAGAACCTAAATTATAATTGTTTCTTTGAAGGTAGAAAAAATACAAAATTTATTTTAACACCTATTCAACTATACGACTTACAAAGTCATTATAGTTATTGGGACTATACACTAGAACTCAAGAGTAGAAATATAAAGTGCGTTGAAAAAAAGGATAAGAGTGAATAGTATGGAAACATTAAGAGAATTTTTAAACTACCATATTGAAAATTACAGTGGTGTAAGATTATACATTATGTGTAGTGATGTAGCTGATGAATTTACCATTGAAGATTTAGAAAGTGATGAATGGTCTTGCTTACTTGACAAAACCATTGAAAATTGGAGTTATGGATTTGGAACATTCCATATAGATTTAAAAGATTAAAGGAGAGTGAATAGATATGAGAAAAATATTAGGTTTAATACTAGTTGGCATATTACTATTACCTTTAGCAAGTTGTAGTTTGCAACATAATGCCAAAGTAGATAATCCAAATTATGATATAAAGACTTTGGTTTACATTGGTAGTCAAGATGAAAGATTTTATTATTATTATGACAAAGACACTAAAGTGATGTATGTTGTTTATGCTAGTTATAATAAGGGTGGAATGACACCGTTGTATAATCCTGACGGAACATTAAAACTTTATGAAGAAAGCGAGAATAAATAATATGAATGTTAGTAAAACAAAATTTATAAAAGATTTAAAGAGCATAATTAAAAAAGAAGATTATCGAATTGACCTATATAAGAAAGGTGTATATGTAGGTTGTATTCATTTAGGATATAATTATTTTATTAAATCTAATGAGCTAACTAAAGCAAGCATAATGGCAGATATTACAGTTGAGAAAAGAACTGATGAATACGATTATGATAAAGATGATGGAAGCACTATTACATATCTAGCAGTATGGCTAGAAAATGTAGCAGGCTATAACTATTATGAATTTGATACATGGTATGTTAGATGTATATAAGGAGAATAAACAAGATGGATTTAAAAATATTTACCGATAATGTGGAAGAAAAAGCTAAAAATCAACTTTATACACTAGCAAAATTAGACGCATTTAAGGATTCAAAAATAAGAATTATGCCAGATGTTCACGCTGGAGCAGGGTGCGTAATCGGATTTACTGGAGATTTAGGAGACAAAGTAATTCCTAACATCGTAGGGGTAGATATTGGTTGCGGTGTAAAAGTCGTAGAGTTAGGAGACGTTGACATCGATTTGGAATCACTAGATAAATACATAAAAAAAGAGATACCAAGTGGGCTATGTGTTAATTCATCTATTCAAGCAAGTTTTGATTTAAAGCGATTATATTGCTATAACGAACTACAAAACGTAAATCGATTAGAATTATCTTGTGGCTCATTAGGAGGTGGAAATCACTTTATTGAAATTGACGTTGACACAGAAAATAACAAATATTTAGTTATTCATACTGGGTCAAGAAATTTGGGTTTGCAAGTCGCAAAAATATATCAAGAAAAAGCTATAGCCTATTGCCATGATGGTGCATTAAAAGTCTTAATTGAAGAACTTATCAAAGATTATAAAGCGAAAGGCAAGCAATCCGAGTTATCAAGTGCTATTAAAGAACTTCGAGAACAACATAAAGAATACACAACACCAAAAGAATTATGTTTTTTAGAGGGAAAAGACAAAGATGACTACTTGCATGATATGAAAATTTGCCAAGAATTTGCTGTTTTAAATAGAGAAACAATAGCTAAAAAGATTGTTAAGTTCTTGGGCGTATTTCCTAAAGAACAATTTGAATCCGTACACAATTATATTGATGATACTAATATGGTAAGAAAAGGGGCAATTTCCGCTCATAAAGGCGATAAGGTTATAATTCCTTTAAATATGCGAGACGGCTCTATCATAGGAATAGGTAAAGGAAACCAAGACTGGAACGAATCAGCACCTCATGGGGCTGGAAGAATTATGTCAAGAAGCGAGGCAAAAAATACCTTACAACTTGATGATTTTATACAAGCGATGTCAGGCATTTATACTACAACAGCTACTATTGAAACAATAGACGAGTCGCCTATGGCTTATAAAAATGCTAATGATATTATTTCTAAAATAGGCGAAACAGTTAATGTGGTTAATGTTATTAAGCCAATTTATAATTTTAAAGCTAAAGAATAAGGAGAACAAAAATGATTAGATTAAATGATATTAACAAGACAGTAATTGATGAAAGCAAAGTAGTTGCTTATTCTGGGTATGAACAAGGAAATGCGTATGGAGAAAGGAAAGATTATTATATTAACTTTATTTTAAACAGCAAGTTGTATGTTGAATATAATTCTAAAGAAGCAAGAGATAAAGACATTGAGCTTTTAGATAAGTTGTTTGATACAAAGTCTATTAAAGATAAGGCTAACGCATATCCGCACGAAATAGACGCATTAAAATTTGCCATGAGTGGCATTAAGCAAGAATGTGAGCCTGCAAAAGAAGAATATATCACTTGGGATTATGTTTGCCAATTAGGCAGTATAATAGCAACTTTACCTAGTGGGGAGCGTGTAAAATGTATTTATAATCAAGCAGATATTATAGGCTTTTACAGTATAGTAACAAATAGATATGATGGCTATATTGCTAATAAAGATTTATTCAATGCTTTAAAGCTAAAGAAGGTGGAATAATGAAATATCCTGTTTATAATAAAAAGACAAGCTCTGTTGAAAAATTATTAACTGTATTGATGGGGATTGTCGTTATATCATTTGTTGCATTTATTATAGGGCTTAACATCTATATTCTTATAACCTATGGTGGAAAGCCTAGTGCTGAAATCCCAGCTTGGGTATTATGGTTTTGGTTTGGAGGTAAAAATTAATGACAAAGATTTTAGTACATATTGACTATATCAACGAAGTAAAAGGAACATTTGAGTTTGAGTATAACTATAATGGAAGTTTTCAGGAGTTTTTAAATGAAACTCAACGGCAAGCTACAATTAATGGGAAATATACATTTGATAGCATTGTGGTGGATAGAAAAGAAATTAAGAGCATTTGGTATAAAGAAAAGAAGTAGCAATCATGGACGATAATTTTGAAAAATTTTTATTAGTGCTGCTTTGTATATTAGCCATTTCGTTTTTAATGATAGGAATATTGTGCGTAGTTTCAAAAGGATAATAGAAAATAAAAAATACACAAAATTCAAAAAAAGCCTTGCTATTGTAAACACGAGAGAGTATAATCAAGTTGTATAGTAAACACGAAAAAGGAGTATATATGAAATTAACTGAATTTAAGAACGCAATTGAAGAACTTGGTTGTAAAAATGTTGAGATACATTGTGGTATTTCAACTTATGCAGAAGTGAAGTTTAAATATGAAGATTTAGATTTTACATTAAGCATTTATAAGCCAAAAGATTTTGAATTGACTTTCTACCAATATTTTGCAAGAGATTTTGGAAAATTAGATGAAGTCTTTACAAATTATAGAAAATCGCTTGATTTAATTAACAATTGGCAACAATTAGAAACGTTTATGAATAAAATAAAAGAGCTTGCCAACGAAATTGAAGATTGGACATTAATAATAACAAAGAGGTAGTATTATGAATAACAAAAAAAATTCGTATAGTCAAAGATACAAAGAGGCAGTAAGCCATGATTTTGGTTTATTAGACCAACTAATAAATGATGTTAATTTAGCACCAACTGTAAAGTGGTATAGAGGGTTCTGTGAAGTATCCTTTACATTAAATGTTGATAAGCAAGAATATGAAAGGCATGCAAAACATGGAGATAATGAATAGATTGAAATTTGCATTAGGTGGAAGAAAAGGGAATTGGTATTTAATAACATATCTAACGGAAAATAATTGGGATGTGGATGTCAAATTAGACTTTTTAAAAAAGAAAGAATTAACAGAGTTTATAAAAGAGCATAAAATTTTGGGTATTACAAAATTAACAAAAGAACAAGCTTTTGCTTATGATAGTCATTGGGAAAAAGGAGAGAAATAATATGACAATGAAAGAAAGAATAAAAGGTTACATGGAAACATTCGGCTCAATCACAACTGCCCAAGCATTTTTTGATTTAGGTTGTACAAGATTAAGTGAATACATTAGACAATTAAGGCTTGATTATGACATTGATGATGAGTGGGTTAAGTCTGTTAATCGTTATGGAGAAAAAGTTGAATTTAAGAAATATTTTTTTAGAGAAAGCAAATAAAACGAGGAATAAAAAGTGGAAAGCAAATACATTTTAGATACTATTAGTAATGAAGATTATTATATATTAGTAAATGGAGATAGCAAAATTAATTATGATAGAAAAACAAACACAATTGAAAAGATTGTAAGCAATCTAAAAGAATGTGGTGTTGAAGATTTGGAAATTATAAGAGATGAGGCGAGCAAATGAAAAAAGTAAAACTTCCAAGTGGCAGCGTTTTAGAAATTGCAGATGACATTACTTTAATTGACGCAATGGTTGATGTATGTGTTCAATTAGATGTAATAAAAAGTTATTTAAAAAAATACAATATATCCGAAGAAGAACTAGTAGACTTAATTTATAAAACAATGAGTCAAGAAGATAAAAAAGAAGACTTATCAAAATTTGAAGATATTAAAATTAATTAAAAAGGAGCGTGATGATATGAATAACCAATTTAGTATTTGGGACATGATGTACCAAACATTTAAAATTAAAAACAAGATTAGACTAATTGAGTTATTTAGTGGTTATGGTAGTCAAGCACTAGCTTTAAAATATTTAGGTGCTGATTTTGAACACTATAAAACTTGCGATTGGAACTTGAATAGTGCAATTGCTTATGCAGACATTCATAGAAACGAGTTGCCAGATTATGGAAAAGATTATTGTTCAGACTTAACAAAAGACCAAGTTGTTGAAGAATTGATGAAACTTGGAATAAGTTTAGATGGAAAAGTTCCCGCAGATTTAGAAAAATTAAAAAGAATTAAAGAAGATAGATTAAGATTGGCTTACAACTCAATTTGGTGGGAAAACAATTTAGTTGATGTAGTAAGAACTCACGGTAAAGACTTGTCAATAAAAGATACAAAAAATTATACCTACCTACTTACTTATTCATTCCCATGCACTAATTTAAGTTTGGCTGGAAAGCGTGCTAATTTAAAGTCAAGTGAAGAAATAAACGAAAACAATGTTTATGACACTGATAATCGTAGTAATATGTTATGGCAAGTTCAAAGAATTTTAAGAGAATTAAAAGAAGGTGGACTTGAAATGCCACAAGTATTAACAATGGAAAATGTAACAGAGGTTCACTCTCAACAGAACAAGAAATTTTTTAATGCTTGGTTGAGAGAGTTAGAAAGATTAGGATATACAAGCTATTGGAAAGATTTATCTGCCACAGACTTTGGATTGCCACAAACGAGAGAAAGAACTTTCGTTGTATCAATTTTGAATGACTCCAATGGAGATAAGTATAATTATAAATTTCCTACTAAAACACCATTAGAGATTAGAGTCAAAGACATTAAAGAGAAAAATGTTGATGACAAATATTATTTAAGTCAAAGAATGGTTGATGGGATGAAAAAAACTAACTATGAAAGTTATAAATTTGAAAACAAGCTTATTGATGAAAATGGTGTTGCTTCTACTATCATTTCAAGATATGAAGGCTCTCCACAATGCTTATCTGATAAAAAGGTAATCGAAATAGGTAATTATTCTCCAAGTGGACATCACGCTTCAAGAATTATAGATACAAGGGGGGTAGCACCAACAATAACTGAAAATCATGGAACAATATGTGCAATAAAAGATAATATAAAAACAGAAGTAGTTAAAAAGATTATCGAAAGTGGTTTGGTCAAAGAAGATGACATAATTCAGCATAGTTATACCGATGGGGGGGCAAGAGATATTAAACAAATGATTGTATCTACCAATGGATTAGTGCCAACCATAACAACTAGACCAGATTGTTTAGGAATTGTTGTAAAAAAGGAGAAATAATGTCTAAAGCAAAAGCCAAAGTTATAGGTGGAATAGGCGAGAAAAAGTCTAACAAAGGTACGCAATGGTATCAACAAGATAGGATTTATGAAGGAAATGTTGCCATATCTATTGCAACATCCTACAATCCTTATTACAATTTAAGTGAACATGGAGAAAAAAGTATGAATGATGAAGAAATAAGAAAATTAACACCAAAGGAAGTTTCAAGGCTTATGGGTTTAAAAGATGAAGACACCGATAGAATGGGCGAACATCAAACAAATTCTGAACGCTACAAAATGAGTGGAAATTCAATATGCACCACTTGTCTTATGGCAATCTTTGGCGAAATGCTTGGTATAGATTGGAAAGAAAAATTTAATCCAAAAGAATGGTGGAAAAACGAATGAATGTAATATATCGAATTTATCAAATAACTGATATTGAGCCTAATATGTTTATGTCAGATAAAATTATAATATGCCAAGATACTATGATTTGCAATAACGCTGAAGAATTTAAAGAAGCTATTAAATTAACTTTTGGCGATGATATAAAATTCAAACATACAAAAGGAATGAAAAAAGGGGATATTTTCTGCTCAATAATTAGTTATAATTGTAATAATGCTGAAGAATACATTAGGGTAGATGATTTTGTTTGTGATAATTGTGGTAAAGAATTTAAAACAAATAAGCATAGTTTAATTAGTTTTAGAGGTGGTTATTCATTAGAAAGGATATGTAAGCCATTGTTTGATGAAAAAGCCAAAGAACTCGAAAATTATCACTATTGCTGTAATCGTTGCAAAGCTGAACACGAAGAAAAACTAATAGAAGAATTTACTAATTATGCCAAAGAAAATAATTGGGTAAGTGAATTTTGGGTTGATAGATATAACACATTTTCTAATAAAGACTGTTATGGCTACATATATATGATTAGCAAAAAATCAACAGGCGAATTTTATGTTGGTCAAACAAATGCTATTCCAATGTTTAGGTGGGTGCAGCATTTAAAAACTGAAAGATTTAAAATAGAAAATATTACTGATTATGTTTTTGAAATAATTGAAAAAGTAAAATATCAAAAAGACATAAATGATAGGGAGGCATATTGGATTAACAAGAAATATAATGAGAACCCTAATTTAAGTCTTAACATTATAATACCAAAACAAAAACAACCTGATTTGTTTGATTTGATAGGAGAAAAAAATGTTTAAACTAAAAGCAGGAAAATGGTATCCTATTGATAGATACTACCAATTCAAAGAGAAAATGAATTTAGACTGGGTATTGGTTCAATTTAAAGATTTAAGAGATAATTTTGAACCTATACCACAAATGGCTGAATGTAATAATGCTGATAAAAAATGGCACTTGAGTATAGTAGGTTATAATGATATTGATGATTTATTTAGCAAACAATTAGTGCCAAAAGCATTTATGATTATAAAGAAATGGAGATAAAAATGTTAATGATTTATATAAGAGAAGATAAAGACAATCCGAGACTTTTTACAGCCGATACTGATATGTTGACATTAGAACAAGCTATCAAGATATTAAATCCTGACGCATTATATCAGCCAATGGCTTTAAGACGTGGTGCATATAAAAAGTTGATAACAGAATTTAGAAAGGACAAGAGCGAGTAAATATGAAATTTCAAGTATTATTTGAAGGCTTAAAATGTGCAAATAAAAATTATTATGATAAAGAAAATAGTGATGTTTTAATTTTATCTGATGGAACTAGAATTAGTTTTTATGGAGAAGAAAATGATGGACCAAATGACTGCTATAATTATGCCGATTGGTCAGCATTAGAAGATACAGGTTTTTTTGAAGATACTACGATTACAGCCAAAACTTTAAATATTGAAGCTTGTGATTATGGAGTAAAAATAAATGGATACTTTGTCCCTTGTTATTCTTGCCAAAATGGTTATTATACTGATGATTTAACAATAATAGCAGAAAAAGATGGCAAAACTGTTGCTTCGGTAAATACAACATGTGAGTAAAAGAGGAAATTAGCAGTATGGAAGAAACCTATGTAGATTTTATTACAAACACATTTAGTTTAGCAGATTTATTATTGGCTTTAGAAAACAGTCATATTAAAGATTTTGCAATTATAAGTCAAGAAAACGAGTTGCATGTAAGAATACCTTTAAGCCATTTAAAGAAAATTGTTTATCGTGAAATTGATAATAATAATAGTTGCTGTGATGGTGTATCAAAATGAAATCAAAACAAGAAGTTGAAGAAGAAATTAAAAGTATGCAGTTTATCGAATTGCAATACGAAGGCTATACAATAGTCTTAACAGACTTTAAAGTCGAAGTAAAAGAAAATTAGAAAGGTAGAAATAGGGAAACAATGTCATTAGAAGTAAAAATTTTTGTGTATTTAATGATATGCTTTTGCTTTTTGGCAATATTTACTAAAAAACGATAAGAGGTGTGATTATGGAACAATTATTAAAAATAGAAAATAGAGAAAAGCCTTTAAAATGTTCAACAAAAGGATACTTAAAACTTAAAAGAGCATTAAAAAGGTCTTTAAAAAGTGATGATGACAAAGAATTTAAGAAAATTTTATTTTATGATGAGGTAGCAAATGAATAGAATTGAAGTGGATGATGAATATTTAGTTCAAAGAATAATTGACGGAAGTTCAATAAGGGATTTAGCAAAAGAGTATAATTGTAGTCCTGCTTGTGTTTTCAAAAGAGTTAGAAAAAATTATCAAGGTGCATTAATTGAAGAATTAGATGAGGCATTAAAAAAGAATAGATTAAATTCAAATGTAAAAAGGTGGAGTAAAAATGATGATACAGGAGCAAAGCGTTAGTCCAAATTTCTCATATAAAGAAAGTTATGAAAATCAATTTAAAATAATTCGATTGGCTTTAGAAAAAAAGAAAAAAGTTCGATTAGTTAATAATCGTTATGTAGAAATATATTTAGACAAATATCAAGAAACGTATAATGGAGTGAGATTGGAAATTTTGAGAGAGTACATTCCAAATGTTAAAATTGATGAAAACGGATTTTTAAGTTTATAGAAAGGTGGTGGAACTATGGCAATTATAAAGTGTCCTTGTTGTAGACAAGAAAGAAAAAACTATAGAGCAGGTTTTTGCCAAAGTTGTTATAGAAATTTTGTAGAAGTTTCGTATGAAAAAATTAATAATAAAGAGCCTAAAAGTGATGTTAATAAAAAAATAATAGATGAGTTATTAAAAAATCCTCATACAAATAGGAAAATTATAGCTTATGAGAACAAATGTACAGTCGCTAATATTACTTATTTATCAAGAAAATATTTAAAAAAGAAATATACAATAAAGTTATAAGGAGGTAAAATTATGGCAACTCATGTTGAACATTTTGAAAAAATGGATAACAATTACAAAATCCTTCTTAAAACAGAAAAGTATTATTTGAATGAAGATTTATTATATAATTTTATGCTAGATTTTAAAAAATTATTATATGACATTATATATAATCAATTATCTAGCAATATAATTAGTGATGTAAATGAAAGATATATTAGATTTTATTGCAATTACATTAAAAACAACATATTACCATTGTGTAATAAAAAAATAGAAGTTTTAAAAACCAAATTAGAACAAGAAGAAAATGTTGCGAACATAGAAAAAGACAATCTTAATTATCAAAGGTGGGTTAACCTAGAAGATGATTATTATGCTATGGTAGCTTATAGAAATTTAAAATATTATGCTTATTACATAGAAAGAGCAAAGAAACCAAAGAATAGAATTTGGAATAAAACAATGGTTCTATTTGAAAGTTTTGCTTACTATGCAGATGAAATGATATTAAACGATAAAGTTGACAAGATAAGAGCAAGTTTTATGCCATCTATGGGTAAGACTTATTTTTGCAATTTATTGTGTTCATTTTGGATTAGTTATGATAAAGAAATGACAATATTAAGAATAACTTATTCCGAAGATTTGGCTAAAAAGTTTACGAAACAAATTTCTAACATTTTGCAAAGTGAAAGGCATAAAAAGGTATTTCCTAAATTTAATAAAGAGAAAAAAGACATATTTGCTGAAGATAGTGCCTTTTGTATCAAATTAAAAGGTAGCGAAGAAAATAACTTTAATGCTATGACTAGATTTGGTCAAGTTACAGGTAAGCGTGGTAAATTGTTAATTACAGATGATTTGTTAAAAGGAAAAATTGAAGCTGGCAATTTTAAACTACAAGATGAAATCGTTGGTATGTATGACTCTGACTGGACATCAAGAGCAGATGATGACAACCAAAAGGAAGTTCATGTAGGAACAATGTGGTCTAACCACGATTTGCTTAATGTTATTGAAAAGCGTGATAGTGAAATCACAAAATTTGAAATGGATAAAACTTATAAATACACCAAAACTGGATTTGAAGGCAGAGCGGTGTATATTGGTGTTCCTGCACTAGATTATGAGACTGACCAATCCACTTGTCCATTACGTTATTCAACTGAATTTTTAAGAAGAAAAAGAGATACAATTGACCCATACATTTGGAAAGCAGAATATCAACAAAAACCTGATGAGCCAGAAGGATTACCATTTGCATATTCAAAGTTAAAAACTTACAATAGCGAAACTTTCCCTAAAGAAATATTAGAAGGTCGATGTGAATGTAGAGTGGCTATAGACCCTAATAGACGTGGAATAGACTATTTTGTATGTCCAATATTGAAACGTTATATTGTTAATTATGATGAATATGGAAATGAAATATGGAGTGATTGGTATTTAGTAGATATATTATGTAAAAAAGATATATATAAGAATTTAAAAGTGCTTTTAATAAGTAAATTAATTAAAAATAGAGCTTCAAAGATTTCCGTAGAAATCAATACTTCAAACGAATTACCTGATTTGTTAGAAGAAGATTTTGAAGACAATGGATATTTTGATTATGACATTAGTCAAGTATTTTCTACTGATAATAAAGAAACTAAAATAGCAATGGCTCAATATGATATGAGAGACCATATTATTTTCCCTGCAAAAGGTATGTTTGCAAGCAATTCTGAAATGGGTATTGCAATGGAAATGCTAACAACTTACACCTTTGAGAAAAAAGTCGACCATGATGACGTGCCTGACGTACTAGCAATATTTACAAAAGAAAATATTGGTAATGATGAAGAAAATGGCATTGAAGTGGTTTCAAGATTATAAAAAAATACTTTACAATACACAAAAAATAATTCAAACTTATTGACAATAGTAAAATAACTCTCTAAAATATAATTAGAGAGTGTTTTTTTTACAAGTTGATGTAGTTTTGATAACTAGATTAATTGTATTTTAAAACTAGCGTGCAAGAAAGTGAGGAATTTTATGGCTACAGTATATACAGGAAGAAAAAAGATTACAATTCCAGTCTCTGAAACTCAATTTTTAGAAGACCCTATAAAATATATTGACCAATATCTTGGTAGTTGCCTTAACACAAATGATGACAATGCCAAAGAATGTGAAGAATTACAAAAAGTATATTTAGGCGAACAAGAAATTCTTACTAAAACAAGAGTTAATGGAGATAGCAAGAATAACAATACAGTTGTCATAAATCATAGTTTTAGACAAGTTGAATTTAAAAAGGGATTTACGATTGGTAATCCTATTGAGTATTCAATGGCTGTGGAGAGAGAAGAAAATGATGACTTATCAAATCTAACAAAATATTTTAATGATTGTGGTAAAGCTGCTAAAGATATTGACAAGTATGAAGATTTATATAAATTTGGTATTGCTTTACAATACATAATTCCAAAAACTGAAGATTATGACCATGATAATGAAGCTCCATTTGAATTATATAATTTGGAAGTTGGGAAAGCATTTAAAGTTTATTCATCTGACGCTAAAGGTTCTCCATTATTCGATGTAATTATTAGTAGTGAATTAGATGACTCATTTACATCACAAACATTGTATGAAGTTTATTATATGACTGCTAGTGGTCAATGTGTATTTACAACTTATGATAAAGATAAGAAAAACACAGGAACGAGTGAAGTTCAACCACAACCATTCCTACCAATTATTGAATATTCTTTAAACAAGAACAGAATGGGTATTGTAGAAACTACATTATTGTTAGGTAATGCAATAAACTTAATTAGTTCAAACCAAATTGATAATCTAATTGATTTTGTAAACTCATATATTGTTTTTGAAAACCTAGATACTAAAAAAGATTGGGATAAAACAGTTGCGGCGATGAGAAGAACAAGAACAATTCGTTTAAAGTCTTCAAATCCACAACTACCTGCAAAGGTTTATACATTGCAAGACACATTACAACATAATGAAATAAATTCTTTATATGATATTTTAAAGAAAGAAATGTATGATATTAATGCAGTTCCACAATCAAGTGGTTCAGTAACTAGTGGTGGAGACACTGGAGAAGCTAGAATTTTAGGTAATGGTTGGGAGTCTGCTCAAAACCAAGCCAAAGTTGATACAACATACGTTTCACAATTTGAACGAGAGTTCTTAAAGAAAGTATTTAAGATTTGCGAAACAACAAGCGGTACTTTACTTGATACTATATCTCCTAATGATATTGCTATTAAGTATTCAATTAATATGAGTAATAATATTTATACTAAAGTCCAAGCAGCAAATCTATTATATGATATGAATTTCCCTTATGAGAAGATATTAAGCACTTGTGAATTGACTAGCGACATTCATGGTGTAGGTAAAGAGTGGCGAGACCTTGATGAAAGTAGAAAAGCAAGTGAAAATTCTCAAAGTGAAACATCAAATAATGAAACACCAAATAGTGAAACATCTACTGAAACCGTAGATAATCAAGTGGCAGAAACAACGCAAGTTGATGAAGCATAAATAAAGTTAGAGAAAACTATAATCGCAAAAGGTTAGAGAAAACCTACCAAAAAACGCAGGAGGAAATAACAATGGAAAAACTAAACAACAAACCACTACTAGTACCTTTACAACTTCAATTATTTGCCGAAGATAATGGCAATAATGGTAATAATGGAGATAATGGTGCTGGTAACAATGGTGGTCAAGAACCACCAAAGCAAAAATACTCTGATGAGGAGTATCTTAAATTAGAGCAGGCTTTTGACAATAGTGCTAGTGAAATTGCAAATTTAAAGAAGCAAATTAAAGCCAAGCAAACTGATGAAGAACAAAAAGCACAAGCTCAAGCCGAAAAGGAAGCCGAGATTGAGAATATGCGTAAAGAATTAACCTCAATCAAAACAAAGGCTCAATTAATGAAAGTCTTTGATGAAAAAGACGCGGACACTTTAACTCAATGTATTGTTGATAATGATACTACTAAATTATTAGAAAATTTAGTCAATATCTATAATGCTAACATTACTAAAGTTAAAGACCAAGCAAAGCAAGAATTTTTACAATCTGCACATATCCCCGGTTCAAGTACAGGTAATGAGGAAAATTCTTTAGGTAAGCAAATGGCTAATTCTTTCAAAAAGGAAAAGCCAAAAACAAAAGTTTGGGGACAATTTGAAAATAAATAATATAAAGGAGAATTAACAAAATGACATTAGAACAAGATAAGAATTTTATTGCTAGTGCTGTATCATTAAGAACTGTATCTTATACTTTCTCTAAAAACACTACATTAGCAGTAACAGAAGAAGGTAAGAAAGTATTAAAGGCAGGAACTATTTACCCTGCAAATGACGCAACAGCAAAGGGTGTAGTATTAGCTGATTTAGTTTTAGAAGATGACTTTGGCAATGCAAAAAATGCAGTTGGTGCATTAATTGTATCTGGTCATTTATATTCAAATCGTATGCCAGTTGCACCAGAAAGCACAGCAATTACAAAGTTAGCTGGAACAGGTTTATTCTTTGAAGAAGAACCATCAACTACAGTACCAGCAGATGGAACATTATAATTTTAGGAGGACAAAATATTTATGGATATTTCAACATTAATCAAAAGAAAAGATTTAGATGATTTTTCAGCAAATTATGAATACCCAACTGATTGGTTAGGTACACAATTATTCCCAAGAGAAAAGACAGATGACCTTGAATTTGCTTTATCTCAATTAGAACAATATGGAAACATTCCATCAATTGCTAAAGTTCATGCTTTTGATACTGAAGCTCGTATTGGTTCAAGAGAAAAGTTAGCAGAAAGACACTTTGAGTCTTTATTAATCAAGGAAAAGTTACCAACTTCTGAAAAAGCTCAATATGCTTTAAAGAACAATGATAAGAATAAGGCATTAAAGATTATTTATGATGACCTTAACATTGAAATGCAAAGAGTTTTAACAAGAACAGAACTTGAAAATATGCAAGTAATCTCTACAGGTAAATTAACTATTAATGAAAATAATGTTAATACTGTTATTGAATATGGATATGACAACTCTCATGACACATCATTTACAGGTTGGTCAGACCCTACTCATGATATTATTGGAGATATTAATTTATTCGTTCAATCTGCATTAAAGCAAGGTAAGAGATTAGCATACGCAGTAACATCATCAAAGATTGTATCTTATTTAACTGCAAACAAAGGCATTGGAGAAATGTTAAAAATTCAAGGTGCTATTCCAACAGTTACAAACGTATTAAATTACATTTATGCTCAATTTGGCTTACAAATTGCAACAAATGATGAACTATATAAGATTGAAGGTGGAGACAATACATTACATCGTTTCTTCCCTGAAAACAAGATTTCATTCTTAACTACTCTTGATTTTGGTAAAGGCTATTTTGCACCTACACCAGATGAATTAACAGATGTAGCTTCTGCTGCAGACATTGATATGAGACAAAATGTATATCTAAAGTCTTGGAAAGAACAAGACCCTTCAACAGTATGGACAATGGGTTCAGCAGTATATTTACCTGCTGTTAAGGACATTAATGGTTTATATATTGCTACAGTTGCAGCATAATGAAAGAATATAAAATAGTTGCAAAGGCAAGGGGTATAGTTATTCTTAATGGAGTAGCATATACCCCAAACCAAACTATTCCTTCTCCACTTAACGAAAATGATTATAATGCAATTAAAGATAATATTATAATTGAAAAAGTTGAGCCAATAGGAGAAGAACCTACAATTACTGCTGAACAAAAAGATAATAAACCAAAAGCAAAAAAAGAAAAATTAGTTGAGGCAAAAAAAGATACTCAACCAGTTAAAGAAGAAAAACTAGAGCAAGAAAATGCTTTAGATGAATTATTCGCATAAAACTATGAAGGAGGGAACTTATGGCAGTTTACACAAAAGAACGTTGCGTGCAAGTATATCAAAGAAAATATCCATATATGAACGTTCAAGATATAGAAATAATATATGATATTGCTAGTGATATATATGTCAATTTAAGATTTCCTTTTGACACAGATACAGTTGAGATTAGTAATGATGAGTTGAGAAAACACCCAACTTGGTTATTAAGATGTATGCAAGAGATAATTGAAAAGGAAGGGCTAACAAATGTAGTTGGTTATAGAGAAAATGGTGTAAGTTTTACATTCGATAAAACTGGTATTTCTCAAAGCTTGATTGATGAGGTTGTTAGCATGGCAGAGATTGCATAGGTGTAATGTATGGAATTTGGTAAAAAGGTTTACTATTGTAAAAAAGTAGTTGGCAAAAATGATACATTTGAAGCACCTATTGAAATCACGTTAAGACCAAACGATTTTAGCCTTATGCCTACAAGAGGTTATACAGACATTGAAATCTATGGTAAAGACGCTGTTAATATTTATACCGCTTATGCGAAAAAAATTAAATGGGGGACAACCCTATTTACACAAGGTAGTCGCTTTTATGTAGACGGAAACGCACCTAGTCAAGATGAAGAAAATTATGGCGATAAAGCCAATGCTGAAGTTGACGCAGTGTTAGATGACAACAAATTCTTGAAACTAATGATAAAGAAGTTGGTTGCATAATGAGAAATTCTGTCGATTTAAGTGGTTTAAATAATTTCGTATCTAAACTTGAAAAAGCACACTCAACATACGACCCAAAGAAAATTGGCAATTACAAAGAAAACGTTGAAAAAATAGCACTTGATGAAATAAGCAATTCTTATGCTGAACTTGGTATAAGTGCCAAGAAAGTTAATATTGATGAAAAGACAAGTAAAATTGTTGTTAAAAGCAAAGGCATAGGATTTGATGAGTTTGGAACAGGTTTCTATGCTCAAGGAACATACGAAGGCAAATTACCTACTCAAACATTAGTATTCAAATCAGCAGGTAAAACAAGAGCAACTAGTGGTTGGAAATATTACTATCCTAATGATGACACCAAAAGAGAAAAAAATGGTCTTAAAGGTTGGTATGTACCACCAAGAACAGGCTTCCCTAATGGTTCATTTCACACAGGTAAAATAGCTAGTAATAGATTTTACAGAAGTTGCAAGAGAATACGAGAAAGGATTAAGTTATTATGGCAAAAATAGAAGAATTTGTAGATGATTTAAAAAAATATTTGTTATCTAGCATACCTGCATTAGATAGCAATTTCTCATCATTAGTTGTCAATGACGCTTATGAGAGCGAAAACAAACCTAATCCACCCGAAATAAAGGTAATGGTCTTTGACTTTAGTGAAGATAATCAAACAAACTCATATAATGAGGGAGAGAACATAACTAATATTTCATGTAACATTTATGCTTACGCTAATGCTATGAAATTAAATGGCAACGAAGATAAGAGCAACGCAGTTATTACTACTACCGCATTATCAAGTGATATTATGAACGTATTAAGCAAAAACAAATTTGCTTTAAATAATCCAAACATCATTCGCTCAACAAGAATGACATACACTGGAGCTCAAGCAATTAAAGATACTAGTTGCTATATGGCAGTTGCAGTATATGAATTTAAAATAATTAATAATTATATAAAAGTATATAATAGATAAGGAGAATAGAAATGGCTAATAAAAACGCATTAACCTCAATAGGTACAAAGGTTTCAATCGCTATTGAAACAACTGCTGGTAAAAAGCCAGTTAAAAATTATTATCCAATCCCAATGGTAACAGAATTACCTGACCTAGACTTTGAGCCAGATACAATTGAAACAACTTCTTTTGACAATCTAGTCTATAAGAGTTATTTAAGTGGTTTAAAGGATACAGGTGGTGTCTTATCATTAGCAGCTAACTTTACTGAATATGGTGCTGATATGTGGGACGATATTGTTTCTAAATTAGAGGCAGCAACAAATACACCAGGTTTAAAAGCTTGGTTGTTAGTTGATATTAAAGGAACAACAAGAAAGTGGTTCGTTCCAATTAGTCCTGTAGCAGTTGGCTTACCTTCTGCACCAGTAAATGATGTAATTTCAATTAACTATAACTTTACTGTGGTAGGCGATATTGAAGATGAAACTATTGCAGATAGTGCTATTGATAGTTACTATGCTGCTGAAGATTATGTAATACAATAGGAGAATAAAATATGGAATACAAATTAAATGGAAAAACTTATACCACAAAAGAATTAGATTTTTTAGAGTTAGTAAACCTTGAAAAAGCTGGGGTATCAATTCAAGATTTAAACAATCTTGCAAACAAACCATTTGGAACAATTCTAAATTTTGTTTGTTATGTTACAGGTTTAAATAAGGCAGACGCTAACAAAGAAATCACAGCACATTTAAAAAATGGTGGAACAATGGAAGAAGTTGCTGAATGTATTAAAGTATTAACAGATAGCGATTTTTTCAAGTAGGCAGAACTAAAAGCGAGCCTAACGAAGTTTCTGCCAAAGAAGAAAGTAAATCATTAGAAGAATATGGCAGTATTTTAGACTTCATTAACGAGGTTTATTTATTGCCATATTTGACTATTGGAGGCTCAAGAGAAACCTTTTGGCACTTAACTCCAAAGACAATTCAAATTGATTTTAGAGCCTATAAAAAAAGATATGAGCAACAATTACAAATGGCATGGGTACAAGGTTTATATTTCAAGCAAGCATTGAAAAGTAGCGTTATGGTTTGCACACTTGCTGATAGAAAAATGGTATCGCAAATGCCTAAATATCCACCATTTCCAAAAACTGATGAAGAAGTTAATGAGGAAAATATAAAGGCTCAACAAGAATTATTGATTGCTAAAATGAATAAGTGGCAAAAGATAAATAATAAAAGAAAAATATAGAAAGGGGTGGAAATATGGACCAGCAAATTGATAGCTTATCATTAAAAATTGGTGTAGACATTAATCAAGAAGAATTAAAAAATCTCAAATCGTTTACAAACCAAATTAGGATTTTATCAAAAAGTATTGCAAGTTTGGATTTGAAAAAACTAAATGACTTAAAAGTTCCTAAAGGTTTAAAGAAATTTAATATGATTACTCAAAATTTCAAGAATATTGAGAGTCAGACTGTTAATCAATCTAAATCCTTGAGTCTTGGCACAGTAGCCGAAGGAACTGCTAAATTGCAATCAAAGATGAAAACAGTTACCAAAGTTAGTGATGATATGAAGAAAATTCAAAGCAACGTTCCAAAATTACAAACAAGTTTGAATGATTACTCTTCATTGATTGACAAATTCTTGGGAACAAAAAAATCTAAATCCACAAACAAAACACCACTTGGTAAATTAAGCGTAATGCTTAAACGTATAAAGTTGATTGCTTTCGTTAAGGCTATTCGTGGAATAATCAATTTTGTAACAAAAGGACTTCAAACTGGTGTAAATAATCTTGCTATGTTTGATAAAGGCTTTAATAAAACTATAAGTGGAATTAAAACCTCTATTACGCAAGCTTTCAATGGCATAACATTAATTTTCCAACCTATTATTGAAACTATTGAACCTGTATTTCAAAGCATTTCAAACTCTATAACAACAGTAGCAAATCAAGTAAGCAAAATTCAAGCCTCAATGAAAGGGCAAGCCACATATACAAAGATAAATGCAAAATATGCAGAAGATTATGCCCAATCTCTTCAAAAGGCTAACGCATTTAGTTTTGACACATTTAACACTTTAAATACACAAAGCAATATGTTTGAAAGTGAAAGTGTTGAAGAATTAACTGATGATGACAAGCAAAAGCAAACATTCTTAAAGACAATAAAAGAGTTCGTTCAAACATTGTTCGATACTTTAAAGAGTGTTTTTGCTATCATTAAAGATGTTTGGGCGTTATTGCAACCTATTCTCAATGAATTGCTTATGGCAGTAAATACCATTTTGAAACCTATAAATGATGTTATTCAAGGTTTAATGGGTTATTTAGAGCCTGTATTTAAAGTCATTGGAGAAATCGCAAGTGTTCTTATAACTATTGGCACACTTCCATTAAAAGCTGCTTCAACTTGGCTAGGTGTTGTATTTAAGTTATTAGAACCTATACTAGATATAATTAATAAAGTATTTAATGCTTTAGAAGATATGTTTAATAAGGTCTTAACACCTATTCAAGAGTTGATAGATACTATATTTGATAGCGTAAGCAAAGTTTTGAATGGGGATTTCAAAGGTGCAGCCGAAGCCTTATCAAGTGCTTTCACTAACGCTTGGAATGGAGTTAAAAATGGTATTACAGAGTTCTTTGTATCTGGTTTACCAAAAGTCTTTGAAGGTATCAATGACAAAGTTAAAACAATGTTCCAATGGTTAATTGACCTAGTAAACAAATTAACTGGTGGCAAAGATTATGATGAAGTAAATATAGGCGGAACTACATTTGTAAATCCAAGCAGTTTAGGAAACAAGCAAAGTGGATTTGCAGGTTATATATCAAGTATTCATAAAGCTTCACAAGAAAATGCTTGGGAATTTATTAAATCCATTTTTGGACATGCAAATGGTGGTATGGTAGGTGCTGGAGAAGTTTGGAGAATGAACGAGTTTGGCAATCCAGAAATGCTATTCAATGCTGAAAATGGTTCTCAACAAACAAGCGTTATCAACCTAGAACAAATCACTCAAGCATTTACTCAAGCAATTTTCCAAAGTGGTTTGATTGAAACAATCGAGGCTAGTGGTGGAGTATATATTGACGGGAAAGAAATTGCAGCGTCTAAAAATTTTCAAAACGAGATGAATAGAAGAAACAACACTAATTTTAGATAAGGAGGGAAGATGAAATGGGCATAATTATAAATAAAAATATAGGTGTTCAAGATGATGATATAGACAAAATCTATATCACAGGAGACGGATTTATTAGAAAAGAGTTCAAAGGAATTTCAAGAGAAAGTCAACTTGGCTATTATGAAACCGTTTGGGCAGCTAGTTTAAATCGTGATAATACATTTGCTTTCAATAATATTGATGATGTAGACATTGGTAGAGTTGCAAGAGTAAATGTTATCTTCCCTATTATGAAAACTCAAGATTTTATTGATTTACAAGCGTTGTTAAGGCAAAGACATGTTGAGGTAAATTACTTCAATGTTGACTTGGGTAGAAGAGTTACTGAAGAAATGGCAATTACAGGTAATGAACGCAAAAAATTATATACTTATGGAAGTAATATAGTTGGCATGCAAAACGTAACTGTTAATTTTGTTGGAACAAATCGTAGATTTGACGCTCAAGGAAATCTTATAAAAGAAGAAGCAGTAACTATAACTTATAACGCAAATGGTGGTAGTGGTTCTATTGAGCCACTAACCACTGAATATTCAAATCAAATAAAAATTGATAGTGGTAATTCATTGTCAAATGGAACAAAGCATATTAAGTGGTGGAATACAATGGCAGATGGTTCAGGTAAATCTTATTTGCCAAATTTAAGCTTAACAGTTTATGAAAATCTTACATTGTATGCTATATGGGAGTGATATTATGGCAAGTATAAAAGCAATATTAAAAATCAACGATATTGGTAATGGCGAAATTTCAACTATTGTTAGTGATAAAGCCACAAATAACATTTCTTTAATACCTTATGAGACAAACTTTAATTATAGAGAAGATTATAAATCCACTATGAATTATGCAGGTTCATTTGTTTTGGGATATTCTACATTAAATGGTGGAGATAAAATTATCGAGCAGGTAAATGAGGGGTTTGTTACCCCTCCTGCTGATACATTAGAAGTTGACATAACAGGAGACAACATTATCAAATTAACATGGCAATTTGAAAGCAATAATGTTCCCACTGATTGCGTTGTAACAGATTACGATGGAAGCGTTAAGACAATTAGTTTTAATAATGTGGTTGACGGAATGTGTGTAATTGAAGGATTGGTTGCTGGTAGTGGAACAAAGACATTCCTTTTTAGAGGATTTAATAGTCAAAAACTCATCAATTTAAAGTATTTGGAAAGTATTAGCGTAAATATTGAACTAGATAAATATTTTATCAAACATTTAGAAAGTGAAATTCAAATGACACCAAGTGCAAACAAAATATCTTATGGAATTTATGCTTCAAGTGGGAAATTAGAATTAAACGATTATAATGTTACGTTGCTAACCAAAGCACAAATGGGTTATCTTGATACAAACACATATAACGCTTATGTTTATGTAAATGGAAAACAAATTGCTTTCCATACAAGTTATGACGCACCAATGATTAGTGCAACAAAAGAAATAACGCTAAACATTACAGATATAATTGACAAATTTAAAACCACTGTTGTAGAAGCTAAAGCTTATAATGTGGGCGAGAATTTGTGGAATATTTTAATAGATAACCTTGATAGAGAATTTAGCGAAAGAACCACTTTTATTAAAAATGATAGTGAGCAAATAAATATTGGTAATAATACTTATATGACTATTAAGAATTATTTATTAAATATTAAATTAAGAACTAATTATAATAGAAATGATGTATCACAAGATAATCAACACTTTTATATGGCTAAAACAAATTTGTATGATTTAATAACTGCAATTTGTAATATCGCTCAATTAAATTGCTGTTTAAATGATGACGGTCAATTAAAATTCTTCAATGGCAGACCGTTGCTAAACAAGAATGAAATTGACAAAGCCATAGTAATTCCAAGAAAATATCAAAGAACGTCATTAACTTATGATATTATCATCACGAACAAATACAATAATGTTATAATAGAGTAAAGGAGGTTTACATTATGCAAAATACAGTGAGAATACCAAATAATCAATTTTTCGATTATGCTTATTTTGATACAGATATACCAGCAAACTCTATGACCAAAATAGTAAAAGAAAATATTATAAGTGATTATCAGCAAAATGGTGTTCGAGGTGCTGACATAACTGTTATTCCAAAAGACTTGAAATATCTAAATGGAACTATTGCTTTAGCTTGGCAAAATGGGGAGATACTTCAAGTTGGAGATATTGTTCAAGTTGAAAACGAGCAAGATAATGAATTAACAGAAAGTGATAGTGCAAATTCTCGTATGCTTTTTAGAGTAACTGGGAGAACTTTTAAGTATAATGGAGAACCTACCATTTATATTGAACTTATGAGCGTAAGATAGAAAGGAATTGATGAAAATGGCTTATAGAAGGCAAGGAGATTTACAAGCAGGAGATGTTTTGACTGCTGAATATTTAAATCAAGTTAATGAAAACACAAACCAAAACCATGATGATTTAGAACAGTATAAACTTCGTGCAAACGATAAATTTGATGACATACATGATAGACAGGTAGAACAAAGCCGAGATATTTCGGCAGCTTTATTTGGCTTGACTGATTTAGACCAAAAGTCCTCATATCATTTAGGCACATACGACAATGTAGTAGAAAATGCCGATGGCACAGTAACTATAACAAGGCAAACTGGGTATGTAGATTTAAGTAAGTTAGCGTGGAGCGTATATCCTGAAGATAATGCTACAAGAATAGCAAACATTAATTTAGATATATATAGTCCATTTACTTATGTTACATCTAATAATTATCAATGTGGTTATAGTAATGGTATTTTATATGTTAATGTAGGTACAAGTGATGTAAGTGTAAAACCAAGTGGTTTACTCCAATACAAACTAGCAACATCATATCAAGAAAAAGTAATACCAAATAGACCTTTAAACACATTAGACCAAAATGGTAGCCAATGGGTAAGAGATGAGTGGGAAAAGGGATTGAATTTGTGGAATTTTGTTGGTAGCGAAACTAAAACTCAATATGGTAATACAGTCACACTTAATGGTTCAATATTAACTATTAGTGGAACAAATACTGGTGAAGGTATATATTTTGGTTCATTTGATTTTAGTGAACCAATAAAGGCAAATAAAACCTATACAATATCAATTCCAAACCAACACGGAATTAGTATTGCATTTTATGATGTTAATGGTAATGAAATAACGCACACTGACTATGTTTCCTCATTTACTTTTACTCCAAATGCTGATATAGCTCAATTTACTATTTGGATTACTGGCAATGGTTATGCTTGGGGAACAACAACTATAAAATTAATGCTCAACGAGGGCGACCACGCTTACCCTTATGTTCCATATAACGCTAACAAGCATATTACAAATGATGAGGCAACTCTTTTAAAAGATGAATGGGAGAAGAGTGCGAATTTAGCAAATGTTCAAGAAACAAATGAAACAATAGCTGGAGTTAATAACACTACTACATCACAGCATATTATAATCAATGGAACTGCCACATCTGATAATGCAGTTTTTGCAAGATGTAATTTAACTTCATTACCAAGAGGAACATATACAATAAAATTCTTTGGTCAAAAATTGCCATCAGGCTGTTATGTCTTTGATGGAACAAGTCCAAAGTTTGTAAATAATGGTTCTTCAATCACTATTGAAACAGGTTTTGGACAAAATTATTTTCAATTTAACACAACCATTAATAGTTATTATGACCTAGATTTCTACATTATGCTTGTTAAAGGTTCAACTGCACCTACAATATATCAACCTTACAATGGAGAGATTGTGCATAAGAAAGAGTTGGATGATGTTCAAAACAATTTAAACGCATTTAAGCAGGGTATGATAATCAAAGAGTCAGAAAATTATAAAGTTGTGTTCAATGAGAATTATGGTTTTTATATTACAGATAAAAATGATGAAAATGACCCAAGATTTTTTGTTGGTTTAAACAATTATGCTATGTATATGATTGTAGGAAATACCGAATATAATTTAATGCCTAAAAAAACTTGGTCTATCAAGGGATATGGAACTTATGGAACAGAAGGTTCTTACCCACTAGAACTTTCTCAATTCTTTTTTACCATTACAGTTGACGCAAATATAAGATTTAGCCAAGATGAAGTCATTAATAGATTAAAAGGAACAGAAATTCCTGTTTCAGGAACAAGAATTACTTATACATCTGCACAGTCTACAGCAGAACACGCCCCAGCCTTGACATTTAAAGTTGAGTCTGACGGAACAATGTATGTATCTCATGAAAGAACAAGTGGTTATCACGAATTAGGACAGCTTTGGGGAAGAGCCTTAACAAGTATTACGTTTACTTTGTTAGGCGAATATAAATAAAAATTAAAAGGAGATTAAAAATGAAAAGGTTATTAAAATTATTTAGTTTATTTGTTATCATTTTATTTGCCACATTAACTATTTCAAGTTGTGGTAAGAAGAAAGAAGTTGTAAACCAAAGTGAAGTCAAATTGATTTCCTTTGGCGAACCAACTAAAGATAACACAAGAAAGAAATTAAGAAAATCTCTATCAATTAGAGAAAAAGATGAAACTAGCGATATTTCGTTAAGTGGAGAAAACACTATTGATTATCAATTTATTTTAATTCCAACTAGTGAAGAAGATGTAGAAGTTGAAATCAAATTAGAAAATCCAAAAGATTATGTTATTTTAAATCTTGAATTAGAAAGCAACAATGAAAATGTTGAAATTAAGACAGATAATGGTTATAAGAAATTATCTACATTAAAAAGCATAAATTGGACTGGTTATACTAATGATGATTGCATTTATACATTTAAGACCAATAATATAAATATGACTAATATTACTATTAAAAATATTCTATATATTGATAAAGTAAATGCTAGTGTGGTTTATAGTGCTGATTTGAATAAAAAAGAAACAGTGGAAATTTACAGACAAGATTTTGATAATTCTATTAAAATTGACATTGACAAGTGTTCTTATAAAAACGAATTATATAAATTAAATTTTGCTGTAAGTGATTTCGTTAGAAATCTAATTATTAATGATATTAAAATTGAGGCAAGCGAATATGTTTTAGAAACAAAAGATATTAAGGCTATAACAATGTCTTATGATATTGTTGCTATTGATAATGAAAACATTACAAAATCTTTCACTTACTCTTTTGATAATTTTGATAGTGTTGATAGATTTTTCTATCGTTCAGTAGAAAATGGATATTATCGTGGATACAACGCTCTTGTATTTGATGATAGTGATTTCTCTAGACAAATCTTATCAATTTACTAATTTATGTATTTATTTATACATCTTGTTTTAAAAACTAGATGACCTAGAATTAAGTGGTAGAAATACTAATTTTTAAAATTATATATATTTATTTTTTTATAAA